ACAACGCCATTGTGCAGACTGAGCATGGATTCATCGAACGGTGTATCCCACATATTCCACACCTCCTGGGGTACTCATTTATTTGTAGGAGACCTAATAGCGTGGTCGTTGCATTACTTAATCATCTCAGCCATTTCTTCGGGCGAGATATCGAGAAGCTCAGCACCGATGGAAAGGAGGAGCGACACCGCCGCCTCGTCGCCCTCGTTGACGAGAACGAATGACTGGATGGCGTTCGCAACATCCTCCGGGCAAAGAACCGTGTTCATGTGACGCACCTCCTGATTTATCTTACCTGACGTGAGCAGTGCAGCTATGACAACAAGAAGGATAACCAAGCAAGCAATCAGGCACAGAAAGATGGTGACCATTATTAAGGTGTATAGGATATCATCCATATCTTATCCCTCATTTCTTGAACTTGCTATGAAAGGACTGTTTTATCGCATAAGAAAAGCGCCGCATCAGCGGCGCTTATACTATATCTCCATTGTTCCATTTTTCTGCGGCAGAAAGCATGGCATTAGCCCTCTCCTTCCTGCTTTATTATCCACATTAACTATTGGTGATGCGTATGGGGCTTGAACCCATAAATTCCGCCTTGAAAGGGCGGTGACTCTACCAATTCGTCCAACGCACCATTGGTACTCCCAACGAGACTCGAACTCGTATTACCGGCTTGAGAGGCCAGCCTCCTATTCCATTTAGAGGATGGGAGCAAATTGGCTCCTCCTGCTGGACTCGAACCAGCGGCATCTTGATTAACAGTCAAGCGCTCTACCAACTGAGCTAAAGAGGAATATAAAAGGGCCGCCCCATGTAGAGGCGACCCGTGTGGGTTTCTCTAATTCAGACCTACATTGTACGAACAGCGCACGCCGCTCTCATCGCATACACAGACCATCTGTTCCGGCCTACCATAGATGCGCTTCTGGACACAATAGTCATCCATGCCAAGAAAACTACCAGCCATGATAGTTCTAATTCCCTGAACATCATCCATCTTGCAATGATGAAGGTGGCCTGACAGCACCGCATACAACGGTTTGCGTACCATAGTTTGCAACGCCTGTACTTTGCTGGCAGAGCCGTCGAAGTCTCCATGCACGCCGCAGTAGGTCTTGCCGCGTACATCGATGAGATACATCGTCTCGTCAACTTTCTCGCCGCCGCCAATAATGACATTATTGAAGTTTTGAAGACGAGCCGACAGATACCACTCAACAAGGTCATCAAGTCGCTCGCTCACCAGCGCATTGTCTTTGTTCGGGTCAAGTCGGCTGTGGTTGCCAGCAACACTGACAAAGGTGACAGTGGCGAAATGCTTGCTCAGTTCTGCGATGAACTCTGCAATCAATTCGGACACACCCTTAACCTGTTCGATAACATTCTCCTTGTTGGTCACTGCGATAGACTTGTGAATGTTACCAGAAATCTCATCGCCATTCGCCCAGACAATACAATTCTCACTGCTGTGTGTCTGTGCAATCTGGATGATGCGGTCAAGATATCGGCGCATCATATCCCGGCAAATGTCGGAATTATATGTATTCCAATAGTTATCCACAGTTGCACCGTAGTGGATGTCGTTCAGACTGACTAACAGGTCATTATCCGATGGCACGATTTCATGGTACTCATAGTCCAGCCGAGGAAGGTTCCCCGATTGGATTGCTTCAACCAAAATCTCGTTCAGTTCTTCCTGACGTGAGCGTTCACGAACCAGTTTGTTGTAGGCGTTGCGCTGGTCAAAGAACTTCTGGCGCTCTACCTGAAGCTCGATTTTCTTTCGGTCAAACTCTGACAACATATCTGCGGAGCGGATGGCAGCCTCGCCCTCGCGCTCAATGGCATCAATGATGGCTTTCATGCCGTACATTCTCTTGCGAACTTCGCTGGAATTGAAGCAGTTGCCCTCACCGAACAGACGCTCGCTAAGCTCTGCGTAATCATCGTCAATGGTGCGGTCAACCAGCTTACCAATCACGATGTCACGCATTTCTTTGTAGCTCGCTGTACTGGTAATGGCTTACACTCCCTTTCGTTTACCCTTTGGAGTATCCTGACCACGCATAGCCCTCAGCATACGCATAGCGCCGCCAGCCTCCTCCATGTAGTAGTGGTGTCTCTTGGAATCCTGCCGCATTGTGCGAGCGATATGTACCTTTGGGAACTTCGCTCGAATGGCCTGTTTCTCTGCCGCTGTAATTGCAATCACTTTTCAATCATCCTTTATTTCAAAATTTTTGGTCTACGACCAAATTATGTTGATATATTTTGTATCAATAAAGCATCCCATCAAATGGCCCTCAATCCCTTGTCCAACAATGGATTGAGCATAGCCATTTTTGTCAACACGTTTGGTGCAGCTCTGTCCGTAAAGCCCTTCTTCGCCGCATAACGGACTCGACTTTCTGCTTGGTATGCAGTTCGACAGCGCAGCTTGGGCAATACTTCTGTCGCCGTCCACGGGCCGGTTCCTGGGTCTTCACGGTGATGCCGCAGTTCACGCACTCGAAGTACGCCCCGCCGTAGTGCTTCAAATACTGATAACCAAGGTTGCGAAAATCCTGAATATGTATCGCCAATTCTCCAGGCTCTATGAACATGACCTGCACATTCAGGTTGTCAATCTTCTTGGAGAACCGAATGAGGCCAGCGTTCCTGAGTTCAGCGAACATGGCGCTCTGCCGCCGAATAGACGTGTTGATGTTAGCCATCTGCATAACTTCTTTGTCCGAGCTATTCGCCCAATGATTGTTCTGCTCAGATACGGCATCCCAATACTTTGCCACGCATAGGAGCGTAAACGCCAGCCGCCGAATTTGTTTGCCGCCAAGAGCCTCAATACGGTGCAATTCCTTGTCGGTGATATCAACTCCGTCAATTTGAATGAGCGGATATTTACCAGCATTCTTAGCCACTTTATCCAAAAGTTCCGACCAATGAACCAAGGATACCTGCGGGTCACACTGTAACATGAAGGCATCCAGCAGCTTGCGGATTTCTGTTTTGCTATATCCGTTCTTCAGGTAATACTTGGCCACCCTGGTCAGTGTTTCAAGTGGCTTCTTGCCGAGGTCATGACTGTCAATCATGTGCTCGGCCCACTCATACTCGTTGAGGACTATGCTCATATCTCTCCTCCAATCATAGCTTGTTTTACGGCGAACCTATTGCCGCCAAATTGGACTTCACCATTGGGCTCCAAAGCAGGGTATGAGATAATGCCACCGCTTCTGGAAAGCAGATTCTGGATAATTTCGTCTCCGCACATCTCCCATGCAAACCGCTTTGTTGAACTCTTCTGATAGCAGATATCCAGAACAATGTCACAGAGGACGAACCGGTTAGGGCAAACCCTGGCACACTCCTGCTCGAACTCAGCACGCATCTCCATCATGCGTGAGAACGTGTCATACTCGTCCACACGCTCGCAGTTGGCGAAGACAACATAGGTGGACAAGCGCTTGTTGTAGCTCTCATAGAGCTTGGCAATGGCGTTGAACTGAGAACGGTTGTACTCGACGCCGCTCTTCATGATGGTGTAGTCGAACTCCGTTTCAGCATTGTGCCTGCCGACATACCCATCGAACTCCTGCTCAAACCGTCTGCAAATTTTATTCATCACACAGTCATTATTGCTGACTGGCATCCGGGAGCGGTAGTACCGCAGGAAATCGTTCTGCCTGTCGGTGCGCTTCTCCTCTGGGATATCCATCAGTTCGTCAACCGTCATGCCGAACTCACGCATGGCATTTTTGTTCGTGTTCTTTATGTATGTGTTGTACTGCTTCATCAACGCCGGATAGATGATGCGCATGAAGTAAGGCTTTTTGTCGGCGACAAGACTGAGGTAGTAACGCTTGGTGTCGGCATCCTCAATCATGTTCACACTGTGGCGGTCGTGCCACTCCCTCGGCATTGGCTTAGCTATGATACCCTTGGCCTTGTCGATGGAGTTTTGCTGAAAGAGCTGTCCACACTTGATGCGGTAGTCCAGTTCGATATACTCCTTGGAGCCCCTCTCATACTTCGCCTGAATGTCGAACATGGAGGTAATCCAGTTGGTTGTCTTCCCGATGTCGTCGCCAAAGCTGTCGATGTTGGCCTGAATGGAATCTGCCTCACTCACGATTTTCTTCTGAGCTTTCCTCTGAACGCACATTAGAGCAGGGAGCTCCTTCAGTTTTCCGACCAACACTTCATTATCAGTCAACATGACGAGGTCGCCATCCTTGTCCATGCCGTTGAGGGCGTGGGCCGCAGTATCCCAGGAGTTAAACAGGGTACAAGTCTTCATGT